GCCGATGAGCAAATTGATGATCTAATAGATGATGCACTACAGTATTTTTATGAAAGACATTTTGATGGTGTTGTTCAGACTTTTCTAAAATACAAAATTACTGAAGCAGATATTGATAGAGGTAGGACAAGAGGAAATAATAAAACAGTTGGAATTGTAACTACAACTGCAGATGCAAATATTGATAATCAAACAGTAACTTTCTCATACGAAGAGAATAGTAATTATATTCAAGTACCACCATCAGTTATTGGGATAACTAAAATTTTTAAATTTGATGGTGCAAACACTGTAACTAACAACATGTTCAGTGTAAAATATCAGATGTTCCTTAATGACATATATTATTTTGGAGGAACTGAATTACTAACTTATGCAATGACAAGATCCTATCTTGAAGATATGGACTTTTTGCTGAACACACAAAAACAAATTAGATTTAATCAAAGACAAGATAGACTTTACTTAGACATTGATTTTGCAGAACTAAGTAAAGATAATTATATCGTCCTTGATTGTTATAGATTACTTGATCCAAATCAGTTTACAAGAGTTTGGAATGACTCTTTCTTGAAACGATATGTAACTCAACTAATCAAACGTCAGTGGGGACAAAATCTAATGAAGTTCCAGGGAGTTAAATTACCTGGAGGTATTGAATTGAATGGTAGACAAATCTATGATGATGCACAAAAAGAACTAGATTCTATCAGAGAGATAATGTCTAATACTTATGAAATTCCCCCTATGGACATGATTGGTTAAAAATATGCTTAACCCATACTTTCAACAAGGATCAAGGTCTGAACAAAACTTAATTCAAGATCTCATCAATGAACAATTGAGGATGTATGGTGTTGAGGTGCATTATCTTCCAAGAAAATATATTACAGAGAATACAATTATAAAGGAAGTAATACAATCAAAATTTGATGATGCATATCCAATAGAAGCATATGTTGATAACTTTGAAGGGTATGGAGATACATCCACGATTTTATCTAAGTTTGGAATTCAGGCAACAAATGAAATAACTTTGATTATATCAAAAGAAAGATTTGAAACTTATATCTCCCCTCTTATAAAGAATGAGGAAAATATCAAATTATCAACCAGACCAAAAGAAGGAGACTTGATTTATTTTCCTCTTGGGGATCGTCTGTTTGAAATTAAATTTGTTGAACATGAAAAACCTTTTTATCAATTACAAAAGAACTATGTTTATGAGCTGAGATGTGAACTCTTCCGTCTTGGAGATGAAGTCATCGATACTGGTGTTGAGGATATTGATGACATTCTAACTGGTGGTGAATCTGATGGATTGTCTGAAGATGGTAGATCCACAACCGTTGGACCATCTCAAACTTTAACATTAGTCGGAACTGGAGTAACAGCAACTGCAATAACTGGAATTGTTACTTCTGGTGGTATTAGACTGATTACAGTCACTAATAGGGGTGGAGGATATATTGGAGTACCAAGAATTGGAATATCTTCTGCACCTTCGGGTGGAGTCACTGGTATAGCCTCTGCTCGAATGATTGGTGGAATTATTGTTTGTAATGACAGTGCAAATCCAAAGGCGAGATCTGTTCAAGCAGTTGATATTGTAAATCCAGGTTTTGGATATACTGTAGCACCAGGAGTAAGATTTATCGGTGGTGGTGGAGCAGGTGCTGCAGCAACAACCAAGATTGGTGATGGAATTGTAGGGGTTGTTACTCTTACTGATGCTGGATCTGGATATACAACTGCACCATCAATTACATTCAGTAATGAAGTATTCTTAAGCGGTGTAACCACTGTATCTGCCGCTGCAACAGCAGTTGTAGGTTCTGGAGGTACAATTACGTCAATTAGGATTACTAATGCTGGTTTGGGTTACAGTGTTGCTCCCACGGTCACTCTGTCTGATCCAAATATGAATTCTTCCGGCAACTTTACATTCAATGAAATAGTTACTGGATCTGTCAGTGGAACTACGGGTAGAGTTAAGACTTGGAACTCTACTACAAATGCCCTTGAGGTTGGTAATATTACCGGAGAATTCACTGTTGGGGAAAATATAGTTGGTTCAACATCAGGCGCATCTCATGGATTATTAAGTATAAGAATAGATCCCACAGATGATGGATTTAGCGATAATATTGATATAGAAAACGAAGCAGATTCTATTTTAGACTTCTCTGAGCAGAACCCATTTGGTATTCCATAAATAGTTTTTATTATACCAATAATATCATTATAGGACTCAAAGATGTTTGAATATTTTTATAACGAAATTTTAAGGAGGACCATTATTTCTTTTGGTACTCTTTTTAATTCTATAACGATAAAACAAACTAATTCTTCAGATGACGTTGTTAGCGTTGTCAGGGTTCCTTTGGCCTATGGACCAACTCAAAAGTTTTTGGCAAGACTTGAGCAGTCTGCTGATTTAAATAAATCAACGGCAATAACTCTACCAAGAATGTCATTTGAATTTACTGGATTGACATATGATGGTTCAAGAAAGGTAAGCACGACTCAGCAATATACAGTAAAAGATCCTGATGACGGATCTGAAAGCAAAAAGATATACATGCCAGTTCCATATAATATGCAATTTGAACTGAGCATTATGGCAAAATTAAATGATGATGCCCTTCAAATTGTTGAACAGATTCTACCATATTTTCAACCATCATATAATCTTTCGGTAGAACTTGTTGAATCGATTAAAGAAAAAAGAGACATTCCAGTTGTCTTAGAAAATATCACGATGCAAGATGATTATGAAGGAGATTTTACTTCTAGGAGAGTTCTTCTTTATACTCTAAGATTTACCGCAAAAACATATCTGTTTGGCCCAGCAACAAGTGGAACCAAAGATATCATCAAGAGAGCATCTGTCAGTTATCTCACAGGTACAGATCTTACAAATTCTACAAGAGAAGTTACATTTACAACTATTCCAAGGGCACTTAAAAATTATACTGGTGATGTAACAACAACACTTTCTGCAGATATTACCAAAACACTCAAAACATTCGAGGTTGAAGATGCAAGCGGATTAACTGCCAAATCTCGTATTGATGTTGAAGGTGAATTGTTATTCATTAAATCAATAACAGGAAATAAACTAACCGTTCTGAGAGGACAAGACGATACTACCATATCTGAACATTTAAGAGGAGCACCGGTTCACATCATTAATGCTGATGATAATGCACTGATTGAAGAAGGTGATGATTTTGGATTTAGTGGTAGTTTAGTATGACAAGTAAATTTGACAGTTTAAATGAAGAGTTTGATGTTGTTGATGATATTGTTCAACCTGAGGTTGTCAACGATAAAATTGATAAAGTTAAATCTTCTGTAGATGATGTTAGAAAAGATTATGACTATACGAGAGGTAATCTTTATAGCATAATTGAAAAAGGTCAGGAAGCAATAAATGGTATTCTTGAATTAGCACAAGAGAGTGAAATGCCCAGAGCATATGAAGTTGCTGGACAACTAATTAAAAATGTAGCAGATGCCACTGATAAATTGATGGATCTTCAGAAAAAACTGAAAGACGTTGAAGAAGAAAAACAATCAGGGCCATCTAATGTAACCAATGCATTATTTGTAGGATCAACTGCCGAGTTGGCAAAACTATTAAAGAGTGAGCGTGGAGAAAAGAATAAATAAATTTGGGAGAGAAATCCCAAAGTACATAGGTTACTAATACAATGCCAAGAGAGGATTTACCTTCGATTGAAGACTTTACGAAAGATTATAGCAATCTACCATCAATCGAAGAATTTATAACTGAAGAAGTAAATACAGAGTTACCATCTGTTAAGGATTATCTTGAAGAAGAAATCCAGACTATTGAAGATGTTGAAGAAAATACTCTTTCAGAGGTAGGAGATATAATTCCACCATTTCCAGAATTAATTCGTTTGATTAATGATGTCAGGAAGGACATCCCAGATATTCCGGAAATAAAGTATTATGATAAAGAATTAAACAACCTAACCGAACAGATCAATCAAGTAAGAGAAGAGATACTTGAAGTTCCTGAAGTTAGATATTATGAAGCAGAGATAGAGGCAATCTGTGAACAGATTGATTTGGTAAAGCAGGTAGTAGAAAAAAACGCTGCAGAAATTCCAGAAATAAAATATTATGACGATCAGATCAACGTATTAGAAGAACGTCTTGCTCAGGTAAATCAGAATATTGAGGAACTACCTGAACCAAAATATTATGAGGAAGATCTTCAGTCTATTAGAATAGCAATACAAGAAGTACAGGATCAAATTCCTACATTCCCTAAGTGGGTTAATGAGGTAAATGAAGTTCCCGACTTCTCTTGGATTGGAAAAACCTTTAGTGTCATTGACGATGATTTTATTAAAGTTCATGATGCAGTTGAAGGGCTGAAAGGAAAGGTTGAATTTGATTTAGATCAGATTGCAGAGCATTTTGATAGAAAAGAATTTGAAACTAGAACATCCTTTAATGAATTTCGGAAGGATCTGAATAGTAGATATGATTCTGAGAAAGAAAGATCTGATTCGGAAAAGGAAAGAATCTGGAAGGAAATAAAAGAAACTTCCATGAGAATGTGGGGACACCACAAAGAATTTAAAGATGATGATAGGAAGTTAAAAAAGCAAATTTTAGGTGAGTACAATCTTCTCAAAAAATCTCTCAAAGATCAAATTGAAGGTGTAAATCAAGAGAGTGTAAAAACTGATGAATTACTTCTCAATTACTTCAATGAACTGAAGAAAGAAATTACAGAATTGCCTGAAGTAAAATATTATGATGAACAGATTGATAAACTTGATGATGAATTTAAGTCCTTAAGAACTCTTGTTGAAGAAATAAAAGAAAAACAAGAGGTCTTAAAAGAGGAAGTCAATAACAGACCAATTCAATCAGATCTAAGTGAATCTAATGTTGATCCACTAACTCCATTAGATCAAAACTTTGCCACACTGGATGATTTGTCTAGTCATTACAGGTTATTTTTGAATCGAATTCAACAACAACTGGCAACCATTGGTGGTGGCGGTGAAACCAGACTTGAGTTCCTTGACGACCTTGACAGAGACACTGCTCTGGTTAATGGTAAATTCCTTAAGTATCAGGCATCTACAGGCACATTTGTTGGTGCGGATGCTGGCGGTGGTGGAGCTTTAATTGATCTTACTGATGTTGATACTGCAAATCTTGGAGATGGTAGATTTCTAAGATATGATGCCGCAACAGAAGAATTTACATTCTCTCCAGTATCTGCAACCAACTTAGAATTAGTTGCTGGTGACATACAATCCGGTATTCTTACAACCACAAGTACAAATACTGCAGTGGTAATGTCTATAAGCGCAACCACTTACAGATCTGTGAATTATCAAGTTCAAGTTACTAGAGGAACTAATTACAATATGTCAACCATTAATGTCATACATGATGGAACAACAACGTATATGACAGAATATGGAACTATAAATCAACCAGTTGGAGTTGCAACGTTCTCATCTGATATTAGTAGTGGATCCCTAAGATTACTGGGTCATCCGTCATCTGCATCAGGGACAACATTCAAAGTAGTTTTTACTGCATTAGAAGCATGAAGACCTTAAAAGAATTTTTAAAAGAATCTTCCATGACCGTTGGAAACAATGGATACACTCAGAGTGGTAATTCTTCGTCTGCAGCCGGATTTGATAAATTTCTTTTTCCGTCTGATATGGATGATTTAACTCAAGATTATCAAACTCCTGGAGAATCTGGTCAAGCAAAGTGGAGATTCTCTGATGTATATCCTGTTTTAAAATTATCTTTGAATAAATCCAGTGATGGACCATCTATTGATGCAATGATTGATGCATCAAAAATGTTTGTTGATCGAATGGATAATCCACAAGAAAGA